CCCTTAGTGTATCTGTTTCTCTGTAAGATTTCGGTAAACAATTGGGTCGCAACGCCTTTCGTTTGGCTGTTTCGCTGCAAAACCTCAACAAATTCCTGCGTTTCAATCGCACGAGTTCCGCTGTTTTGTTGTAACACCTCAACAAAGTGTTGCGTCTCACGGGCGGGCATTGCATCACACCTCTTACGGAGTTAACGAGTGGATTAAACCAAACTGAGTTGAGTTGAAGTTCTGAAGCGACCACTGGTTGTTTGCAGGGTCTCGTGGCAGGACTTGAGTAAAGTGAAGGTATGAGTTTGAAAGAACCCATGAGTTAGTGACAACTTCATTTGCACCTAATTTTGCACACATTTTGATATACCTAGTTGTGCTATCGTCCTTTCTCACAACTGCAGTGTTTTGCACCGCCAAAATGGTTATATTGACTTGGTCAGGAAAATCAAAGTATTGCTTTGCACCGTCAACGGTCGTGTAAATGTATGTAGTATCGCTGTCGTGTGGAATTTCATCAACTTGTGTATATCTCGTTGTCCCTGAGTTCGGTGTCCAATCATTAGTTGAGCCATCGGCGTTCGGAATTAATGTGTAAACAACGACATCGCCAAGAAAATCGTTGAACTCATTTCCTGTTTTATCCAACAAATAAAAGTCGTCGGCCCACCACCAACCATCTCCAGTTGGAGTTATACCTATTGCTCCAAAGTTGATAGTATTTACACTTGGCGAAGCGGAAACGGCAGTATCTTGGTTAGTAAGTTGCAACTTAGTTGAACTGTCAGCACGGATAATTACATAACCAGAAGAATTGTCAATCTTTACTGCAATCTCTATATACATCCACCGTATAGGCAAACAAATATTCATCAACTCTGCTAGTAAAGTGTTGTCGCCTCTGTAAACTCTGATATGAGGCCAATACAGTTTAATATCCAACTCGGATTGGCTTCCTGTCATAAACTTAATCATAGTTGTCTCAATTGAGCCTGTCGGTTGCGGGAAATATGCAGCGAAACCTAATATCCATTCATTCTGAGGCGTATCAGTTACATAACTGAAATAGTTATCACTTGAAGTGCCTCTATACTGAAATTGTGCACTGAAACCCTGTCCAGACCTACCAGGAGTTCTAAAAGAATTTGAGCCTATTCCTAACGAATTTATCCACTTTCCGTAACCTACATTTGGCGTTTTCGTGTCAAACCCGTCAAAAAACCGAAGTGCCATAAAGGACACCTCCTAAAACTTCATATATGCCCTCCAAGCCCTTTAAGCAATCCTTCCGCTAACGCACGAGTTTGAAGCGCCGTTCCACGCCTTCGTCTTCTCGTCCGTGTCGTTTTGGGTTTGCTGACTTTTCCAGTTTTGCCTTTAGTGGCACGCTTCCTTCTACCTCTGCGACCTGTAACCATCTTCGCCAACTCACCTAACGAACCTGAGGGCGTGGCACTGCCTTTTCGTTTACGGCCTTTTCTTCCTACTACAAGCGACGCCGCAGGTGCAAGCATTCTTCCAAGCGAAATCGGCATACGAAACACCTCACTTGAGAAATATTTTACGCCTTTTTGATTTCCAACTCGTGCTTAACTTCAACTAATTGAGGTTCTCTTTTCGTCCTGATTACACGCTTGGGATAAAAGCCAAAATCTGCGACTTCGGCTTCAATTTCTTCAAACGACTTGGCTTTTCTTTTTTCACCTAAAAGTGCACCTTTTCCTTTCAAGCCTTCCAACTTCTGCATCCAAATCACCTCATTTATATTATGTCATACCTTGCAATATACCCGCAATGTCTTCCATAGCACCAGGAACTTGTGTTTGCCCTTCTTCCTCTGCGGGTGCCTCAACTTCAGTAGGCTGAGGCACAACCGCTTGCAGAGCCGAAATATCGGCTGCATGTTGTAATAACGGGTTCTTTACAAGCAACTCGTCAGGCGACCAACCGTAAGCCTCCAACACCTTACTCATCAGCGTATCCCAATTTATCCTCGCTGCGATGTTCGGTATCTGAGAAATTATCTGTATGAACTCGTTTATTTTCGCCAACTCTTGCACTTTCGCCACAGCAAGCCTTGCGCCTTTAACTCTAAACCTGTAACCGCCCCTCGCAATCGCTTCCCTTTCTTGAGGCGACAAGGACAAAAGTTTACGGAGCGCATCCGACGCATCGCCTAAAGCACGCAGCATTTCCTCGTCGGCAATGTCAGGCAAAACCTGCATCGCCAACATAAACACCATCTCAAGCAAAGGCTCTATGAAGTTGCCCTCTATCATCGCAGCCATTTCCTCAATTGCGCTGAAAGCGTGAGACCTTGCAGTCACAACTTCAGTCGCAGTAGGTCTACCTCGTGACGCCAAATATCCCATCACAGTCTCAGTCACACCGAAACCTTCCATCATATACCTCTCCATCAAATTTATCATGAACGCCGCCTCTGTCGGCATCTTGCCTAACTGGACAGGCACAATCGCTTGCCCTTCTCCGAACCTGCGCCTGATTATCTTTCCGCTCCATAAATCCTCAATGTCCTTTGGGTTTTCCACAACCGCAGCGTTCACCTCAAACAGCCTAATCGCATCAAATATCGCCCCGTCAATCATAGCATTCAAAAGCCTCGTATACTCACGCTGTAAATCAATCAAAAAGTCAGCCAACGAATGCGGATACACGCTCAACGCAGGCTCAGGCGTGACAGAGGAAACAACAAAAGGAGGTTTTTGATGCCAATACGGATTAGGCATAGGACCACGCAACAACTCGTAATCGGGCAATATGCTGCCGTCGCTACCTAAAGGCGCACCGAATATCATCCAAATATTCCTGTGCATTATGTTGCCTTCACTGTCCCACCAATCGCCCCAATACTCCAACAAAGCGTAAACATGCCTGTCCCTGAAACCTTCCACTTTTTCACCTGAGCCCAACTTCTCCGTGTGAGATTGCGCCTTTTCAACTAACCTGTCAACCGCATCTTTGTTCAACAACTTTATGTCCACATAATCGTATAAATCGCTTTTGTCCACAATTACTTTGTGTATAATGAACTTGTTTCTACCTGTAGGGTCAAGCCAAATGTCCTGAGGATACACTATATCAATCTTGACTTTATACGCAGTCCTTTCAATCGTTTTCACTCTGCCTTCTTCGTCCAAAGTCAACTGCGTGACTTTCTCAGGCGCAACATAAACTTTCCCTACTAACAAGCCGTAAAGCAACGCAATCTTGCCCCACTTCGTCAACTTCTCGTGTAAATTGTTCATATCCAACAAATACCGAACCATCAACTCAATCGCATGCGCCGCAGCCAAATCCTCCAACTTTGACGACAAAGCGTAAACTCGGAAAAACTCTTGGTTCTGCAACAAGGCTTGCCTGATAAACTGAGCCACAACATCCACATTCCTCGTCAACCTAGGCGCATACGCTTTCGCTTGATGTGGGCTTTTGTAACCGAACTCGTAACTGTTCGTGTAAGCAGCGAAAGCACGCTTCCAGCGTTCATCGGCACCCGCCCTTCCGCGCTTTGCGCTGTCAAACAACCGCTTGAACGCCTCTATATACTTGGCCGTTTCTTGTTTGGGCTCGTCTTTGACTTCACCTAAAAAGAAAGGAGACGGCGGAACTAAAGGCAAACGAACTTCCGCTTCAACCCTAGGTAAAGGCGGAACCAACTCGTTCACAAGCCTCTGCAACTCAAACAATTCTTCCATACCTTCTACAGGCATATCCATAACCTTACTTTGAAATCTTCTGTGTAATTCAACCCTCCACCTGAAATATAACTTAAATCCACCTCCTTGTCAATAGACGCAATCCTGCCCTTCAAACCTAAATACAAATAACGCAAAGCGTCAAACAAGTGAACAAACACATTTTCATCAGGCCTTTTGCCTTTTGCGTCCCAACAATAACCGCCTCTGAAACCTTCTATCAGCAACCTGCAATTTGAACTCACACGCAAAATCGGCTTTCCCATAATCAAACCGTCAAGCGCTCGGCTCAACAAATCTATACCGTAAATAACACTGTCACCTATGCTTGCAGGAACTGGATTGAAACCCTTCAACCGCATGATTTCAGAGCGGTCTATGAAAGCAGCGTCAGTTTTGTAAACGCTGTGAGGGTCGTGAAAATCTTTCAAAACTTTTACGCCGTGAACTCCAAACTTGACACTATCAATCTCACGCATCTTCTCCAAAAACGCATCCAAACTCATCTGCTCCCCTAAAAACTCCTCAACAATTATCAACCTTGACCACTCATCTAAAACTCCCCAAACCGCTGCAGGATACCAGTAACCAAAATCTATCCCACGATACACAGCACCTACACTCTTAACAATCCTCCACGCCTCCTCTTCATCTATAACATGTAAATCCTCACTGAAATTCACAAACACAGGCGAACCCGCTACATCATGGCCAAACTGACCTAAAACCATCCTCCGATATGTCTCACCACTTAGCGAGTTCTCTAAATACTCCAAATAATCTTTCGGCAAAAACTTGTTGTCATACGAACTCGCAAATACTACACCGTAATCAGGGCTCTTGCTCTGTATGAACTTCTTGTATATCCAATGCCCCACCGAAGGAGGCGTGCTCGTTATCCATCCACGCCTAGGACCTATCGGAGAACGAACCCTACCTTGTAACGCCTCAAATATCTCCTGACTTACCTCGGCAGCCTCATCTATGTAAAAATAACTCAAGTTCAAACCCTCTATCTTCTCACGCTTGTCCAAAGGCCTGTAAAACACAACCGAAACATCATTCCCAGCCAATATCTCCAAAACTCCATCATCCCAGTCAGACCGTAACACTAACTCCCAAGGCAATAAACTGAAAAATACATCCATCGTCGTGTGCATCAACTCACGCCAAGTCTTACGAGCAATCAAACCTCTACTGCCAGGATACTGAAC